GTGGAAATTTAACGCCACAAATGGTTTCGCTGTTGTCTATGATGCCAATGACCAAAGGACTTGAAGAACTGTACAAATTAGCACAGCCATCTGAGACACAAGGTCAAGCATTTAAGGCTGAGGATGGCAAGTATTACATTTATACAAAAACTGGTGGCGTGATACCAGCGCCAATTGCACCGGCTGATTTAGGCGCTGAAGAATATGGAGCACCAGTAGCGCAAATTGTTAACGGACAAATTCAGATGGTCCAATACAACAAAAAAGGCGAAGGCAGGATTGCAAAAGATACTATGCCGTATGAGCCACAGTCACAAGATATCCGTTCTGTTGAGTACCTTTTAGGTAAACAACTAGGTGGAACTGGTGCTGCTGGCATGGGCCAAGTTGGTCAGTATCGTCAAACACTTGCTCCTAAAACAACTTTCAATGTTGATCAAAAACAACAGGGGGCGTTTGAGGCTGGGCTTGGTAAAGGCCAATCAGAGCGAATTCTTGCCAATCAAGTTGTTGCCCAAGACGCTGCCGCAATTTTAGAGACTAATCAAGTTGGTCGTGATCTCCTTAAATCAGGCGCAATTACTGGTACAGGCGCTAACTTTTTTGTGGGCTTTAACAATGCGCTTAAACAAGCGGGTGTTGATTTTGGTTACGCAAATGCTGCGGCTAATTCACAAGCCTACGCGGCTGCAATGGGTGCCAACGTGGGTAGGATCATTAAACAATTTGGCGCAGGCACTGGTTTGTCTGACGCTGACCGCGAATACGCAGCGCAAATGGCAGGTGGGAAAATTAGCCTTACTGAAGCCTCGTTGCGTAAAATTCTTGACATTAATGACAAGGCGGCAAATCGCGTAATTGATTTGCACAATAAAAATGTAGCGGGTATTAAAACTAACATTCCACTTACTGTAGATAAGCCCACCTTTACGCCGCCGCCACCAGCGGCAGCAAGCCAAATACCGGGCGGCGCTCCTGTTGCACAGGCAGGTAAGTTATCTCCAGCAGAGCAAACGGAGTTAGATCAGCTTCGTCGAGCATTTAGAGGGCCAAAATAATGGACCCCCGTGAAGAACTAATGGCTTTGCGTAGGATGGCTGAACTAGAGGCTAAGGCTTCTGGTCAAGCCGCCCCATCTGAAGAACTCATACCAACAGCACAAAAATCTAGCAACATTTTGGGGCCTATCAGAGGCGCAATTGAAGCTGGCGCAGGTTTGCTTACGGGCATGGTGACCGCGCCTATTGTAGAAGGCGCAAAAATCTATGGAACGTTAGCTAGTGGTAAATATGGAACGCCTGCGGGCATTCAAGCGGGCGAAGAATTTGGCCGTCAATTTCAAAAAAATTTTTACCAACCGCGCACTGAAGAAGGCCAACAATATTTGCAAGCAATTGGTGAAACTGCGGCAAAAACAGGTATGCAGGGTGTACCTTTACCTATGCTAGCTGATTTGGGTAAAGGTATGGCAACTGCAACCCGCGCCGTACCTTTAACCCAACAAGTTAAAGCAAGTGTTCAAGCGCCATTTGAACCAATGCTCCAAGCCAGACGCGAGCGTTTGTCCGCAGAGTCTTACGCCAAAGGCCCGCAGTTAGACGCGGCGGCTGAAGCCCAACGGTTAAAAGTTGCGCTTAACCCAACAGATATCGAAAATTCTGCTATGGCTAGACTTTACTCAGCGGCGGCTGGCCCTCGCGGCCCAGAGGCATTGGCCGCAGCCAATCGCCCTCGCGTCAATGAAATTGCAATAAATGAATTGGGCCTTGACCCAACTACATCATTGACTAGCAGCCAACCATTTAAACAAGCCCGCGCTAATTTAGCCGCGCCATACGACGCCGTAAGACAAATTCCATCGTTAAACGCTGATCAAACAATCATTGCAAACTTAAACGGCATTCGTAAAAATCAAAAAATAATTGGTGGTGAAGGCGTCGCTAAAAAAGTAAACAAGTTAGTAGACGACGCCGTAACTAAAACGCAATCTGGATTGACAGGGGCAGAACTGCTAGAGAACGTGCGGACATTACGCGCCGACGCTAAAAAGATTTACAACAGCCCAAGTGCTACACCAAAACAAACAGCTATTGCTGACGCAAATTTAGCTATAGCCAATCAGTTAGAGTCAATGATCGACTCTAATATTTCCAACCCTAAATTGCTGGGAGAGTGGCGCGACGCCCGCCAAAAGATGGCGCGCACATACGCATACGAAGGTGTAACTGACTTTAATACCGGCATGGTAGACGTAGCTAAACTGGCCCGAATTACGTCTAAAGACAATGCGCTTACGGGTGATATTGCATCGCTTGGAAAAATTGCGGGTAATTTTCCTGAAGTATTTACGACCGATCCAACGTCTAAATTTTTTAGCGCGCCGCGTCTTACTAGGTCTGGTTTAGGTGGTGGTACAGGCGCGTTGCTTGGATCAAACTTTGGCTTAACCGGCTCTATTCTTGGTGGTTTGTTAGGTGGTGCCGTAGGTGAGTTTGGCGGCGCGGCAGCGGCAAGGCGTATGGCAAATCCCAACTACCAAGCGGGATTAAATCTACAAGATTTTCGTATTCCAGTTAACCAGATGGCGGCGGCTGCCGCACCTATACCGCAAAACCGCGCGCTCGTACCTTATCAAGCCCCTATCGAAGTATTGCAACAAGGTGAGGGCACATATTTCCCTAATTTTGTACTGAAACCTAGCGGTATCGGCTCAGTTACCACGCCCGGCGTTGCGCCCGCTTTTACCCAAATAGGAATGTCTCCCGGCAGCGTCGGCGGTCAAATGGGCGCGCTTCGCATGGAAGATGCTCGTATTCTAGATTTAAAACGCCGCGCCGCAAGACGCAACATGCCGCCCGGTTTACTAGACTAGCCTATTTATTGGCAGATAAAATGCCCGCGCGTATTAACTGCATGGCGTCTTTGAGATCGCCGCGTAGTTGCTCAATGGTGTCTTGTTGGGCCTGTAAACGCAAGTAAGCATCAAAGGCAAAGTTTGCTAAATTTTCGTTTGACCAAGCGGCAAAATTGGGAACTTGATTCACTTGTACTCTCCAAAGAAAGCGCTAATCATTGGATCGCGTCTGGGTTTGATTTTCTTCGCACGCTCACGCGCCTGGCGAAACTCTTTTTCTTCCTGAGTCTCTTTGGCTCTGGACCTTTGCTGGCGCTCCTTGTCCGTTGTCCGTGGCGGCTTGGGTGCATCTACCCCTATGCCTGCCGTAAACACTGCTGCAATGCCGTCCGTTTGCCTACGCCAGCCTGACCTGTAGACCAGACCTTGGCGCCGTAGTCTTGCAAGCAGTTGCTGGGCCGCACGCTGGGTGCAGTGGACCAGGACGCACAGCTCTGCGGTGGACATATCCTTCCTCTGCAAGATGTCCAGTATTCGGCCTTGGTAAACCGACTTCATTTGTTTGCCTCCCTGATAGCGGCTTGCAGCACCTTGCCAAAGTTAATTTGTCCCCAAGGCATGGGCGCGCCTCTGTGAATCTTTACAAGATCGTAGTAAATCTGTTCAATCTGGTTGTCTGTCAGGTCAACCCACGGGCGCTGTGGTGCGGGTGCTAACTTGTCCTGCGCCATAGCGCGTTTTGATTTGTAGCCTGTCATTTTCCGCAACTCCTACACTTGGTTAATATTGTGAACACAGGGCGATTGCAATACACACAATAAGATTGATAGCTGGTCATGTTTGTTTCTCCTTAAAACCACGCCAATACTTGTTTTGCAGGGCATCAAAATTTGAGTGGAAACGGTGCATTTCATCGTAAGTAGCCACACGCGACCATCGCTTTCCGTTCCACATTGCATACATATAAGACTCCGAAGAATTTTTTGGCGTGAACTTAACTTCGTACACACCCTTACGCACCGGCTTGATGTGCGGGGGAAACCACTTTGTCATCTTGCTCATTTTTGCCCCTCCAAACTATCGTTAATCAATTGCTGCTTAACCAATTCCAGGCAGCCAATAGCGGTTGATAAAAACATAGCATCGTCGTACTTGTGGATTGTTTCTAGCAATTCGTCCACCAAACCTTGGACTACTTCGCCTTGGCTTAATTTCATACTGTTCCCCTTGCGCGGATTGCGTCTTCAATTCGTTTACGGTCTTTCTGCAAGATGAGCAGAGTCCTTGTCTGCACCGGCTCACCAGTACCAGCGTGTACCAGCTTGATGTACTCCTCACGCTCATGTGCTGCTACTAGCTTGGCAAACTTTTCAAGGGCTTCTTGATAGATTCCGTCCAAGTGCGGACGCATTCCAATTAATCGGCATTCCTGTGCCATTTCAATGATGTCAGTCATAAATTCCACCAAATCACATAGAACAGCAACCAAACACTTGCCGCCAAAATAATCACGGCGACAAGTCCACTAAATGAACCAAGCGTGTCATCGTATGGATTAGTGTCAGGCTTGCCGTTGATGTAAGCATCGTTAACTTCTTTGATGCGTTGTTTTCTGACGGGGCAATCTCTGCCCTGTTCGCATTTGTATGTGCAACATGAGCAAGTCATTTGTATTCCTCTAGACGTTTATTCAAACGCTCTATCTTTTGCATACTCAGATCATGGCACGCTTTTGCATACTCACAAGCTGATTCAGCTTCAAGCCTGTCTAGATGGGCTTGGGCAAGCTCTCGCTGGATAACCTCGACTGGCGTTAGGTCGCGGTAGTAATCCTTAATAAATTTAAGAAATCGCATACCATTCCCTTTCAGCACGTTTAGCCATAGACTTTACAGTCTTGCCTGTCAACCCAACTAGACCATCGCGCTCCATTTCGGGCAAGCGCCTCGCTACCTGGTGTCCATCCATTACGGCAAAGAAAGCAATCCCGTCTTTACCTAACGGGCCTTGCTCCATCAAAGTTTTAAGAATCAATGCAGCATGGGCTTTGGCAAGGTCTTTTGCTTGGTCAGCCGCTTGCCAGCTAGTTATCGGGTCAAGGTTTCTAGCTCGATAGTGTTCCATGTTGCATCCTAAAAAGGTACATCAAAATCATCTTTTGGCAATCCTTGAAATTCATCCTTTGGTCGCGGTTCATTGATGTATGCCCAACCATTCCAGCCGCCTTCCATTAGCGGGGTTACGTCCAGCTTCAGCATATCGCCGCTTTTTGTTTCGATGATTGAACCGATGCGGGTGTAGCGATTCTTTGTTGTACCTTGGGCATTGGTGTATTTGCCGCTGATTACAGAGATTTCTTTTTTGATTTTGGACATGATTAATTACCTTCAATGATTGCGTTAAGTTGTTGAATTTGCACGTTTACTTCAGCTAAGAAATTGACAATTTCCGCCTCCATTTCTTTAATAAACACATTGTCGCGCTCGACCCGTTTAATAAATAGCTGCGCCTTTGCTGGCATCCTGGGGTCGAATACAATGTAATCGCACCAGTCGCGCTCAGTGCAAGCCATCTGGAATTGCATCTGGGTGTTGTACTTGCTTGGCACTTTGCCTGTCAAAAGCGTGTCAATCATGGTCGCGGTGTTTGGACACTTAATCTCAACCAATCCAAAAAGCCCAACAAGGCCATCAGGTGAGGCACCAGCCCACTCAATTAGTGGATGTGGCACAAACCCCACTTCCTCGACCATTTCGCCTGTTTTGGCCTCATACGCTGCCCGTGCAAACGGTTCCTGTTCAGTACCCCATTCCATTGCGGCATTGGTAAACCCTTCCGCTTTGGTTTTTGTAATGTTTTCACAGACCAGTTGCGCCATGTAGTTGTCCCGCGAAGTGCTGTATCCGCTTTTGGTTTTAGCCATCAAATCTGCAACCCGTGAAGCGGTTACTTTGCCTATGCGGGCGTTAAACCATTCGTCCGTTCCTTGTTCCATTAGGCCAGGCCATGCGTTTGGTAAATCAGACATTTTTAAGTTCCTTTAGGCGTTTGTTTTTTACTGCAATTACTTTTGCTTGCCAAGCCTGATCTCCATCGCAACAAGCATAAGCACCGTTGTAGGCAAGTTTCAATTCGTCTATCGTTGCACAATTCCCCATAACAACTAATTGCTGCTCAATGAATTTCACGTTTGGTTCTGAAGGCTGGACAACCTCACGCTTGCGGCTGGCTGCGTTACCGTCATCGTCCTCCGGCGCAATTCCGCAAGCCGCCATCAGGCTATACCTACGGGCGTATGTCAGCGCCGAACCGTACCCTTGCGGGTCTTGCTTGGCGGCTGGAACGTGCAGTTTGCCGCACTCAAGCATCTCGCCTGATTCGTGGACAAAGACCGTTTCCACGGTCACGCCTGTATCGTCTTGGCTTGTGCGCTGGATAAGGGCTATCCCTGCGGCGTTTAAGCTATCTACAACGGCCTCCACGCATCCGGCAAGGTCTACATACTTGCTGCGGAAATGAGGGTTGGTAGACGTTTTCAAAGCCGGTGCAAAGCCGCGCTGGGCCTTCACAAGTGCTGATGCAATGTTTTTCATAGTGTCCATCCGTAAACTAAAACCCAAGCCAAAGATACGCCGATAAACACGGCAAGCGAAATGTCTGCTAATTTTTTATTCATCATGCTCTCCAAATTGTTGAATTGATGTCCAAAGGTTGTCGCTCACATCGTCCAGGTTGTCGGACAGGCCGTTGTGGATGTTGGGAAAATTTTTGGTAAGCGACCAATTCATGTCGTTAAGTAGCTTTGCCATTTCCAAGGGGGGGATAAAGCCGCGTAATAGTGCTTCGCGGAATTCAATTAGTAGAACGTGTATATTGCGCATTACTTACTCCTAAAAAGACCGCTACGGAATGTTGCGGCATGGACGCATCTTATCACAATTGTGAAGCCTGCAAGCCCTTTTTTAACTTTTTTTCAACTATTTACACTAGGGATTTCCCTAATAGTTGCTCTCACAAATGTGATATAGTCGGGGGATGGACATCTTAGAAATCGCAATCAAGGCAAGCGGCGGCACTGGTCGCCTGGCCTACATCCTGGACGTAAGGCAGAACGTAGTGAGCAACTGGCGGCAGCGTGGTGTGCCAAAGGGCTGGCAGCAAGTGCTGAAGTTTAAGTTCAAGAAACAGATTGCCGAAGCTGGGAAAGTGGTATAAAGTTAGGGCACGGCTACCTTTAGCGGGGGAAAAGACGACTTATCACCGTCCTGCCGATGCATCTTTTTAGTGATAACAACCGTGATAAAGGTTTACGCCATGCATTACTACCAATTTAACATTGGTGACTATCAATCCCACACTGCGCACCTGACAGAAATTGAGGACTTGGCTTACCGCCGAATGCTCGACTGGTGCTACCTCCACGAAAAAGCCTTACCTGTTGACCCTGGCGATGTTGCTAGGCTTGTCCGTATGCGTTTGCATAGCGAAAGCATTGCAAGCGTATTGCGCGAGTATTTCGAATGCAGGGAGGAAGGCTGGATTCACTTGCGTGTTATTCAGGAAATTTTAAAGGTAGGCATCAAGTCTGAAAAGGCCAGCGAGAGTGCCAAGGCTAGATGGGGAAAGGCAAAGGATGCGAACGCATTGCAACCGCAATCCGATAGCAATGCTACCCAAGACCCATTACCCATTACCCAAAACCCATTACACAAGACACAAAAGAATACAGTCGCCCCGCCTGAAGGCGTGACGGATTCTGTTTGGCAGGATTGGGTAAAACTTAGAAAAGAAAAACGCGCAGCAGTCACCCAGACCGCCATTGACAGCATAGAGCGCGAAGCACGCAAAGCGGGGGTGAGCCTACAAGTGGCACTTGAGACTTGCTGTGCAAGGGGCTGGACAGGCTTTAAAGCTGATTGGCTGCAAGGCAAGACAGAACAGAAATCATTTGCTGAAAAGGATTACGATTTCAAACGCGCTCGATGGGAAGCCATGACTGGCAGAACCGAAGGTCAGGAAATGAAACCATTTTTGGAGTTAGAAGATGACACAACCAATTGACCGCCTCTTTGAACGCTTGTCAATGACCTACGGCATTGCTTGGGACAATTCGATAGGGACAGCCCCGCTAAACGAAATCAAGTCGTTTTGGATGAATCAGCTATCAGGCTTTATGCAAAGCAAGGAATCCATGATGGCTATTTCTTGGGCGCTAAACCACTTGCCTGAACGACCACCGAACCTAGTCCAATTCAAAAACCTATGCTACCAAGCGCCTGCCGTGGAAAGGCCGCAGCTACCAAGCCCACCAGCCGACCCCGAACGGGTAAAGCAGGAATTAGCAAAACTGGCAGGGATGAACAAGCCAAAGTCAGACCCGAAGGACTGGGCGCGGAAAATATTGGGTGACTATGCGGCTGGAGTAAAAAAGTCTCCTACGGTGTTGAAAATGGCTCGTGATGCGCTGAAGGTGACAACATGATCGACCCTTTTAATATGTGGAATTTAACTAAATCTCGACAGAATTTGTTTGACCACTACTTAATGCTTTGCAAAGAACCAGGCTGGAAAGATTACGCTTGGCAGCGGGTAAAAGAACTGGACAAAGAACCTGTTTATGCAGGAATAAAGGACTACATCATGGAGCAAATGAAACATGGAGCAATTAATTGATTCACTATCACGGAACGCCAATCAGCCCCATAAAAGCAATTGAGACAATGGGCGGGAAACACTTTTGCGTTTCTTATGCCCGTCCAGATGACCTTAAACGCTGTCTAAGAATTGGGCAATCCTTGATGTTAGATAACGGCGCATTTAGTGCAAAAACAAAAGGATATGAATTTGACCGTGACGGTTTTTATGATTGGATTGAGCCTATTCTTGCTCACCCTCATTGGGGTGTTGTGCCTGATGTCATTGATGGAAGTGTTGAACAACAACGGGAAATGACTAAAACTTGGCCATTTCGCAAAGAGTTTGGCATTCCAGTTTGGCATCTTGGTTTGCCAATTTCTTATTTGATTGAACTATGCGATGCCTGGGGACGGGTTTGCTTTGGTTCATCTGGTGAATATTGGCAGATTGGAACGCCAAAATGGAATGCACGAATGGATGAGGCATTTAATGTTTTGGTTAAAACCTACGGTAGACAAATCCCTTGGGTACATGGGATGCGGATGCTTGGTCAATCAAGTGGCCCGTGGCCTTTAGCAAGCGCCGATTCCACCAATGTTGCTCTGCATCATGCAGAATATTTACAGTGCGCTGGTTGCATGGCAAAGCGCATTGATTCAACCAATCCACCAACAAAGTGGAATGTTCAACCATTACAGGAAATTTTATGTTGATTGCAGCAATTTTTGTTTACGCTAGTGCCATGACATTGGCAAATTTATCCATTGCTTCATTTGGGGTATGGGTCAGTCCTATAAATGCGTTTATTTTTATTGGGCTTGATTTGGCATTGCGAGATTGGTTACACATTAAGATAAAAATGTGGCAAATGGGCGCATTGATAGTCAGTACAGGATTGATAACTTACGCACTTAATCTTTCTGCTGGAATGATTGCTGTGGCCTCTGCCCTGTCTTTTATGCTGGCAGCACTTGCTGATTGGGCGGTCTTTACAAAAATTACTGGCATATGGTTTAAACGTGCCAACGTATCAAATGTTGCAGGCGCTGCGGTTGATTCCATTGCTTTCCCAACAATTGCGTTTGGCGTTTTGATGCCAGAAATTATTGCAATGCAATTTGTTGCAAAAATTGCCGGTGGTTCAATTTGGACTTACTTGTTAAATAAAAATATGGAGCAAATGAATGCGCAGAGCAGCAAGGATTGACGCTAATCAAGCGCAAATAATCGAAGCATTACGGGCGGCTGGCGCTTACGTTTGGATTATTGGCCTACCTGTAGACCTACTCGTAGGCTACAAAGGGCATACGTTTCTAGTAGAGATTAAAGATGGGCCTAAAAAGCGTTTAACAAAGTTACAAAAGGCTTTTTTTGCAAAGTGGGCTGGAGGTACGCTAGTGCGTGTTGATGGCCCTGAAGCCGCTTTAAGAATGATAGGGGTAATGAAATGAAACTTGCAATTCAATGCTGGGAGCCAGTCCAAGCCCATGCTGCAATGACAAAAACAATCTGGCCGCAGCTAAAAAACGCACTAATGGCAGGGCATAAGATGGTGCTGGAGATTAAACCGGCAACGCGCAGCCTTGAGCAAAACTCCCGACTTTGGGCCATGCTGGACGAAATAAGTGACCAAGTTGACTGGTACGGGCGAAAACTTACGCCAGAGGAATGGAAGCACGTATTCACTGCGGCACTGAAAAAACAGGACGTAGTGCCAGGTATAGACGGTGGATTTGTCGTGCTTGGACAGTCAACCAGCAAGATGACCAAAGCCGAAATGTGCGATTTGCAAACTTTGATGGAAGCATTCGGGGCAGAAAAAGGCGTGAGATTTTCGGCATGATGTTCCCTAAAACAAAGTATCTGCGGGACAAAAAGCGCCTAGAAGCCTGCCGCGCATTACCCTGCCAGAACTGCGGGGCAGAGGATGGGACAGTAGTCGCGGCGCACTCAAACGAAAGCGCACACGGCAAGGGGCGAGGGATTAAAGCTAGCGATGAGTTTGTGGCGGCGCTTTGCTTTACTTGCCATGCCAACTTGGACCAAGGCAAAATGAGTAAGCACGAAAAATCACAAATGTGGCACAATGCTCACATGAAAACCAAAGAAAAGTTAGACAAATGACTAATCCCGCAGACAAGATAGAACGCTGGAGCATTGACAAATTGATTCCATATGCCCGTAATGCCAGGACACACTCAGACGAGCAAATAGGCCAGATTGCGGCAAGCATCAAAGAATGGGGCTGGACTACACCGATTCTGGTTGACGAGCAAGGCGGCATCATTGCAGGACATGGGCGTACATTAGCTGCGCAAAAGCTGGGTATAGACAAAGTTCCTGTAATGGTAGCCAAAGGATGGTCCGAGGCTAAAAAACGCGCTTATGTAATTTCTGACAACAAGCTGGCAATAAATGCTGGATGGGACAATGAAATGCTGGCGTTAGAATTGGCCGAGATTGGTGAATTGGGATTTAATATAGATTTAATTGGATTTACTGCTGGAGAAATTACTGGATTAACTTTTAAAGAAAAAGATTTATATCCTGATTCAAGTGCGCAAGAAATTGACCCAGATGATTACAACATGGGACATCAATGTCCTAAATGTGGATTTGAGTTTGACGATGATAAATAAGCCAGATTGCGCCTGGAACCTGACTGACTTAGCAGCCGTGCCAAAAAACGGATTAAAGGTAATGAGTACCTTTGCCTGTGGCGGCGGTTCTAGTATGGGCTATAAACGGGCTGGATGCGAGGTAATTGCAGCTAATGATATTGACCCCGAGATGGCCTGGCACTACAAGCTAAACATCAACCCAAAGCATTATTTCCTTTGTCCTATTGGTAAATTGCTGGAAAAGGAATTGCCAGAAGAACTTTACAATTTGGACATTCTTGACGGTTCACCACCTTGCTCTACCTTCAGCATGGCAGGCAGCAGAGAAAAAGCCTGGGGTAAAGATAAGCACTTTAGGGAAGGTCAGGCTAAACAGGTGCTGTCTGACCTGTTCTTTGACTACCTCGACCTGGTAGGAAAGCTAAAGCCCAAGGTAGCCATTGCTGAGAACGTCAAAGGAATGTTGCTTGGTAATGCAAAGGGCTATACCAAGATGGTTATGACACGATTTAAGGAACTTGGTTACAGGCCACAACTATTCCTGTTAAATGGTGCTGATTGTGGTGTTCCTCAGAGAAGGGAACGGGTTTTCTTTGTAGCCATCCGTGATGACATTGAAAGCCAGCCTTTAAAATTGGCTGCAAAGCATCGTTGGATTAACGCGGGTGAGGCTTGCCAAGACTTACAGACTCTTACTAATGAAGAAGTAAAAGATACAAAATCTACAGGAATTGATGCAAAGGCATGGAGTTATACAGAGGAAGGCGGTTGTTATGCTGATTACTTTAAAAAGTACGAAGGCAGAAACAATGCATTTTCACATCAAAAAATTAGTAGTAAAAAACCTAGCTGCACACTAACTGCAACCTTTGATAATTTTACTCATTGGGGTGAGTGCCGCAAATTAACTTACCGTGAATGGAAGCGCCTAGGAAGTTTCCCAGACGATTACCAGGCTAAAACTGACAAGATTGGCAAGTACATGATCGGTATGAGCGTGCCACCTAAAATGACCGAACAAGTTGCCCGTGCGGTAATTGACCAGTGGCTTTTGGTAAAGGGGGAATGATGACCAAGATTGAAAAACCCGTTCTAAAAAAGCAGGATGCTAGAAAATCCAACGGCGGCGCACGTGAAAACGCAGGTCGCCCAGCCTTTGAGCCAACGGATGCCGAGCGTAAACAGGTAGAGGCTTTGTCTGGCTACGGCTTACCAATTGACCAGATAGGCGCACTTGTAAGAGACGGAATCAGCGTTGACACCCTAAGAGTGCACTTTGGCAGTGAACTGATATCAGGCAAGTCAAAGGCAAACGCACAGGTAGGGAAAACCCTATTCCAAAAGGTAATGGCAGGCGACACGACTGCGGCTATCTGGTGGAGCAAAACCCAGATGCGATGGGCAGAAACCCAAAAGCACGAACTAACTGGCGCTGATGGTGCGCCTTTAGAGTTTGCCAAGATTGAACGCGTCATTGTTAAACATGGGTAAAACCCTACAACTGCAAACCCCAGAATGGGCGCTGCCCCTGCTGGAAGGCAGTCGCTACAAAGGTGCATGGGGTGGTCGAGGCTCTGGCAAGTCGCATATGTTTGCCGAGTTAATGATTGAGGCACACATCATTGACCAGAAAAGGCGCAGCGTTTGTGTTCGTGAGATTCAGAAATCCCTGAACCAGTCCGTTAAGCGACTGCTGGAGACCAAGATTGAGGCGATGAATGCTGGCGCTTACTTTGAGATTCAGGATGCCGTTATTAAGTCCAGGAAGGGCGATGGTGCGATTATTTTCCAAGGTATGCAGAATCACACTGCTGACAGCATAAAGTCGCTGGAAGGCTACGACTGCGCCTGGGTGGAGGAAGCGCAAAGCTTAAGTCAGACCAGCCTTGACCTACTGCGACCAACAATCCGCAAGCCTGATTCTGAATTGTGGTTCACGTGGAACCCCCGCCAGAACAGCGACCCCGTGGACTTTCTGCTGCGTGGGCCGGAGCTGCCAACCGATGCAACAGTGATTAAGGTGAACTTTGGCGAAAACCCTTGGTTTCCTGACGTACTTAAAGAGGAAATGGAGTACGACAAGCGGCGCGACCCTGACAAATACCAGCACGTTTGGATGGGTCAATACCTGAGAAACAGCAACAGCAGAGTGTTCAGGAATTGGAAAATAGACGAGTTTGAAGCACCGCAGGAGGCTATCCACCGCCTTGGCGCCGACTGGGGATTTGCGGTAGACCCAACAGTATTGGTGCGCTGCCACATAATTGGGCGCACGCTTTACATTGACTATGAGGCGTATATGGTGGGCTGCGAGATTGTGAACACGCCCGAACTATTCATGCAAGTGCCGGAGGCCGAGAAATGGCCTATCGTGGCCGATTCAGCTAGGCCGGAGACCATCAGCCACATGAAGCGCAACGGGTTTCCCAAGATAATGACAGCGGTCAAAGGGCCAAAGTCGGTAGAGGAAGGCATCGAGTTTCTTAAGAATTACGACATTGTGGTTCACCCCCGCTGCACGCACACTATTGACGAACTGAGCCTTTACAGTTATAAATCAGACCCATTGACAGGGCGAATCCTTCCGCATCTTGAGGACAAAAAAAATCATGTGATTGATGCCTTGAGATATGCCTGCGAGGGTATTAGGCGGGCAGTGGTCACAAAAGCGGCTACATTTACGCCATTGCCTAACGTCAAACGGTGGTAATCAAAGGACAAATATGGCACGAATACCCAACGACCAACGCCTTGCTAATCTGCACGCTGATGCGCTACGGCAGTTTAACGACATCCAAACCGCACTACGCGACGAGCGCTTACAGTGTTTGCAAGACCGGCGTTTCTATTCCCTTTGCGGTGCTCAGTGGGAAGGCCCACTCTACGATCAGTACGAAAACAAGCCTAAGTTTGAGGTCAACAAGATCATGCTGGCGGTCATTCGTATCGTCAACGAGTACCGTAACAATCGCATTACAGTTGATTATGTAAGCAAGGACGGTTCAGAGAACGATAAGCTGGCCGAAGTCTGCGATGGGCTTTATCGTGCTGACGAACAAGCCTCAGTTGCTGACGAAGCCTACGACAACGCTTTCGAGGAAGCGGTGGGCGGCGGCATTGGAGCATGGCGGTTGCGGACAGTCTATGAGGACGAAGAGGACGACGAGAACGACAGGCAGCGCATTCGATTCGAACCAATCTACGATGCTGACAGCAGTGTTTTCTTTGACCTGAACGCCAAGCGCCAGGACAAGTCAGACGCAAAATTCTGTTTCGTGGTAACAAGTATGACCCGCGACAACTACATGGAAATCTACAACGATGACCCGACAGACTGGCCCAAAATCATCCACCAGTACGAGTTTGACTGGGCAACTCCTGACATTGTTTTTGTCGCTGAATACTACAAAATAGAGGAAAAGTCCGAGACCATCCGCATATTCCAGGCCATTGACGGAACCGAGGAACGCTACACCGCTACCGACTTTGAGAACGACGAGACCCTAGAGGAAACCCTAATAGCAATCGGCACAAGGGAAGTCAGGCAGAAACGGGTCAAGCGCATGAAGGTTCGCAAGTACATCATGTCAGGCGGAAAAGTTCTTGAGGATGCTGGATACATCGCAGGCAAGTGCATTCCCATCGTTGTTGTCTACGGCAAACGGTGGTTTGTGGACAACATTGAGCGATGCATGGGTGCGGTCAGGCTTGCCAAGGATGCGCAGCGCCTCAAGAATATGCAACTGTCCAAGCTGGGCGAGATAAGCGCACTGTCTAGCATCGAAAAGCCCATCATGACCCCTGAACAGGTCGCAGGGCATCAGGTAATGTGGGCAGAGGATAACCTACGAGATTACCCTTACTTGCTGATTAACCCTGTAACTGGGGCTGATGGCGGCACTCAAATCATGGGGCCAGTGGCCTATACAAAGTCAGCGCAAATTCCACCAGCAATGGCCGCTTTGCTTGCAATCACCGAGCAGGATATGCAGGACATTCTCGGAAACCCGCAGGGCGCAGATAAGATGGTTTCGGGCATGAGTGGCAAAGCAGTGGAGTTGATTCAAACCCGTGTGGATATGCAGACGTTCATTTACATGAGCAATTTTGCCAAGGGCATGAAGCGATGCGGTGAAATCTGGTTGAGCATAGCGAGGGAAATCTACACCGAGGACAAGCGCCGGATGAAAACCATTGCGCCAAGTGGTGAGGCTGGCATGGTCGAGCTAATGCAACCAATGATTGACCAGGAGACCGGCGAGATCAAGATGGCAAACGACTTGAGCGATGCCGCCTTTGATGTAATCGCAGACGTTGGCCCATCATCTAGCAGCAAGAAGCAAGCTACCGTCCGCGCTCTGACCGGAATGCTTCAACTGACCCAAGACCCAGAGACTGCCCAAGTGATAACCGCAATGGCAATGATGAACATGGAAGGCGAGGGACTGAGCGAGACAAACGCCTATTTCCGCAAAAAGTTATTGCGCATGGGCGCAGTTAAGCCAACAGATGACGAAAGCAAAGAACTAATGGCCGAGATGCAAGGCCAGCCGCAAGACCCAAATGCTATGTATCTGCAAGCCGCAGCCGAGGAAGCCATGGCAAAAGCAGCCCAAGCACGTGCAAGCACCGTCAAGACCGTGGCCGATGCAGAACTGAGCCGCGCAAAAACAGTAGAAACATTAAGTAATGTGGACATGGATTCGCAAGACCATGCGCTGAAACTAGCCGAGGAAATTGGCGGGGTTGTACAGCAACAGGCAACCACCCAGCCGTTTTAATGGGTGAGATGGAGTTAAAGATGAATGATGAAATCGAGATAGAGGAAATTAGCGAAATCATTGACGAGGAAGAGGTCGAAGAGGAACAGGTAGTTGTCAGCATTGGTGAGGAAGCTCCACCTCCTGAAGAGCATACCCAAGCGCCTGAATGGGTACGCGAGTTGCGTAAGACAAACCGAGAACTGCAACGGCAGAATCGTGAACTACAAGGCAGGCTACAAGCCGCACCACCTGAGATCAAGCCAGTGGTGATAGGTAATAAGCCAAAATTAGAAGATCACGACTACGATGCAGATAAGTACGAAGAGGCACTGACCGGCTGGTTTGAGCGGAAACGGCAGGCCGATGAGTCAAGCGCCAAGCAAGAAGTTGAAGTTATTAATCAGCAGAAAGCATGGCAGTCTAAACTGGACGGATACGGTAAAGCAAAAGCCGAGTTAAGGGTAAAAGACTTTGAGGATGCTGAAGAGGCATTCCAGCAACTATCCTCAATTACGCAGCAAGGCGTAGTCCTTCAGGGCGCGGATAATCCTGCGCTGGTTATCTATGCCCTTGGCAAAAACCCGAAAAAAGCCAAGGAATTGTGTGATATTAAAGACCCCGTGAAGTTTGCCTTTGCGGTTGCCAAACTGGAGAAAGAATTGAAAGTTACTAACCGCAAGCAAGCGCCAGCCCCCGAGCGTGTCCTTACCGGCACGGGCCGATCATCGGGCGCAGTGGACTCTACACTTGAACGGCTACGGGAGGAAGCAGCCCGCACCGGCAATATGACTAAAGTTATTGCATACAAACGCCAAAAAAAGGCATAATGCGCAAAACGGGTATCGCTAGCCCGCAAAAATAGTAGTTGAATGGCCCCCGCCAGCCCATTGGTGAGTAGAGAAACATGGCAGCAATGCCGAAATTTTTTATTCAACCAATGGAGTTTTTATGAGCAATTCATTCAGTAAGGAAGAGCGCGTAGCCTTTGAGGACATCCTCGAAGGCTTCAACGATGCTTTAGTTTTGTCCCGCAACGTGTCCATCTACAACACAGATGGCTCGATGATGGAACGCACCAACAACGTTATTTATCGTCCCCAACCGTACATCGCGCAATCGTATGACGGCATGGATCAGACTAATAATTTCACCGCATACACCCAACTTTCAGTACCGGCAACACTTGGCTTTCAAAAGTCTGTGCCGTTCATTCTGGATGCTTTGGAATTGCGTGATGCTCTGCAAGAAGGTCGCCTGGGCGAAGCTGCAAAGCAGAAGCTGGCATCCGACATCAACATCGCTATCATGAACACTGCGGCTAATCTCGGTTCGTTGGTGGTCACTGTTAGCACTGCTGCTGGTGATTATGATGACGTAGCCCTATGCGACAGCATCATGAACGAGCAGGGCGTACAAGCCTTTGACCGTTACTTAGCACTGTCTAGCCGCGACTACAACGGCATTGCTGGCAATATCGCTGGTGGTGGTGGTAGCGCATCTGTGTCCCGTAGTTTTGCTGGCAACAAGTCCAATACCGCTTTTGAGCGTTCTTATGTTGGTATGGTCGCAGGCTTTGAGACCTACAAACTTGACTATGCAAATCGTATTGCAGCGGCTACCGGCGCTGACCCAACAATGAGCACTTTAGTCGGCGCTTTGAACTACTATGTGCCTGTTGCAACTTCTACTGCGGTAACTGGTGAGACTGCTAACGTGGACAATCGTTTCCAAACGATTACCGTGTCTAGCACCACCGACTTGCCAGCAGGAACTGCCATCGAGATCGAAGGCGTTGAGGCCGTGCATCACATCACTAAGCAAGGTACTGGATTCTCAAAGACCTTCCGTGTGGTGAGCGTGACCACTGCAACTACTTGCGTAATCACACCTCCCATTATTTCCGCACAAGGTGGAACTGATGCCGAGTTGCAGTATCAAAACTGTATCGTGACTGCCGCCGCTGGTCGCACCATCAACCGCTTGAATACCGATGCTGCACCTATCAATTGCTTCTGGCAAAAAGATGCGCTGGAGATTCTGCCTGGTCGTTACGCTGTCCCCTCTGATGCTGGTGTTGCAGTAATGCGCGCCTCAACAGATCAGG